GATTCTGTTCCACCCAAAACTTAACCATGCTACTGCGAGTAGTTTGATCTTTATTATACACGCCTTGTTCAAAGTCTGCAAGAGGAAGAACATCGAATAAGTTAAGCACAGCATCGCCTGCTTCTACATTGTCCTTGCGGTGTACCTGCTTCATCAAGTCCTGGAAACTACTACTCATAATCTCACCATCTAGTACAACATCCATGCTATTGCTGGAACCTTTTAGTTGGATCACGTTTGAAATCTGTTGTGCTATATGAGGAAAATTAGCAAGTTCCTTACCATTACGGCTGAACATATCAACCCTACCATCACTACGTACAATAGTGATAACGCGAACGCCATCAAGTTTGACTTCGATGAGTTTCTTTCCTGTGACCTTAGACTCATGATTAGCACTGTCATGAGCAAGCTGACAACCAAAAATTGGAATAGCATATTGAGCATATTTTTTCTCCACTACCTTGTTAATTGTTTTTTCACTAGTACCACAGCGTAAGTCTTTGATAAGAATACGACGGTACCAACCATTCCACTCAGTTTGTGTGGCCTGTTTAATTAACGCATCAACGGCATCACGGCTGGCATTGCCTGTGAGGTCACGATTACGTAAACGCTCGACAACGCTAATAAAATTACTCCAACTAAGCCCAGGACCATCTTCATCTTTTTTCTCCGGTATTTGTTTCAATCCAAAAGTAATCATGGGATCCAGTGCCAAGCGACAACCGGCAAAGAATTCATCACAGTTATCTTCTGCAATAGTTTGAATGATTGCTTCTTTGTTTAAACGGCTTGGATGACTTTCCAAACTCCAAATGTGACTGGCACAAACGCTCATATTGACTCCGATGATTAACTGTACAAATTACATTATACAGTATAATTATCAGTATGTCAAGTGTGTAGAGGTCTTAAATGGCTTGCCGTAGTAGGCATTTTCCAATTGGCGCATGATTAGATTTCGCATGCGGCATATGATTGGATGATTATGATTCCACTTAAACACTTTCAAATAATCACTCCAGGTGGAGTTTTTATGTTTACGGCATTGATCAGAATCCAAATATTGGCCAATGATTGCGGGATCGTAACCAAAACGATCAATCAATTCACAGGCACAATTAAAGGCATGAGCACCCATTTCATCCCTGTCTCCGTAGTACTCTTGCTTTTTACGTTCTTTGGCGTATTCTGCTGTACTTTGATAGCCGGGAATATTTTTAAAATTTCTAGCACGGAATTGACGTTGATGCACGATTTCGTGCAGGACCACATCGGCAAATCGAATGGCCATGCGTTTAAAACGATGATTGGTTAGTCGTAGCTTTCGATCTTCAGGATTGTAGTTGAAATTGACTTCTATGGCTGGTTTGCGTTTTTTGTCCAAATCACTGTAGTATACTCCACCCATGAAAATAAAGCCACGTGTGGTAGGAGCATAAATGCATTTTTTAAGTTTGATGGGCAAGTGCGCTTTGACATGCCTAATGATGCGTTTTTGTATCTGACTAGGAGAAAGCTCTTGCCCTACTATTTGGCCATTAAGCGAATAGAACATGGAATACAAGTCACTTCGGGTAATTTCTGACCAATTGAATGGTAGTTGGGCCACAGTACACTCCTAGTTAATACTATTTATAGTATACTAGGCCCACCAGTTATATACACACTTTATGGGCGTTTTGTAATGATCTCGTCAACCAACCCAAAATCTAGGGCTTCCTGGGCACTCATAAAGTTATCTCTTTCCATACCTGCATGAAACTCATCAAATGTTTTGCCCTTGCTATTATGTTTGACGTAAATTTGTGTCAAACTCTGCTTCATTTTTAGGATCTCTTTCACTTGAATTTCCATGTCCGTAGCTTGCCCGCCGGCGCCGCCTGAGGGCTGATGGATCATATGTCTGGCGTTTGGTAGTATTTTACGCTTGCCAGGAGCACCAGCAGTAGCAAGCAGACTTCCCATACTACAGGCTTGGCCCATAACGATGGTGCTAACGTCAGGCTTAATGAATTGCATAGTATCGTAAATAGCCATGCCAGCTGTAACCACTCCGCCCGGACTGTTGATAAAAAAATTGATATCTTCATTGCCTTGGCTTTCTAAAAATAGTAGCTGTGCTACAATCAAACTTGCCGAATGTTCGTTGACATCTGTGTCCAACATAACAATACGGTCTTTTAACAAACGACTATAAATGTCGTATGCACGTTCTCCTCGAGCTTCGGTCTCGATTACCATGGGTACCAAATTAGGCATAGATTTCCTCTTGTAAATATCTTTTTAATTCTTTGTCTGTTGGTTCAACATTGTAGTTGTGTTTGAAAAATATCTCATAACTGTCCGATCCATATTTTCCAATACCATACAGCATTGTAGCATCTTCGCCGTCCCAGGTCAAGTAGTCCTTGCTCATACGCACCAATCTTTCATAGCGCACATTCATCATGCCCAGAGGTGCCAAGATGGTTTTGACAAAGTCCTCATCAGCCTTGAGTAGGGCATGCGGTGTAGGGAACCAATATAGGAATTCTGGCAAGGTCAGCTTTACTGGTTTGCGGCCAGTTTGGTTCAGCATGATAACACCCACCATGTGTTCCCAACTATTTGAGATCTGTTGCTGGACCATTAGGTCATCACGTAAGGGCTCAAAGAACTTCATCGCATAGCATCCATTGTTAATTCTTTTCCGTAAACATGCGCCACAGGTTTAAGCCACCCATTTTCATATGCTTGTGCTATAATTTTTTTATAGTTTGAAGGACAATCCTTAGAGATTTCTATACTAGCTCGTTGACACACTGTAAATGTATCTTTGAGTAAGAACTTTGGATCTCCAGGGCGGATAGTTCTAATATTAGATTCAGCTACTGTGAACATTGGATGTGTCGTAAGTCTGTGCAAAAATATCTTTTTTCACAACACCGTAATCTCCCGGGCCGTGACGCACGATATAGTCTTCGCCTGCGGTGTAATTCAAATCACCCCAGCTGGCTTTTACCACACCACTGTGATCTGCTAGCTTGGCGTGTTTATGAATCTTCTTGGGAGTGGCAGTGCCATCCCGATTGTCATCATAGTAGTCAGCAAACTTTGCAGGGTTTACTGGATACTGTTCGCCCTTGGGGCCAGTAATAATTTTGAATCCTGCTTGGTAGTCAACTGGACCTTCCAGTGTTTTTATAGTGCCTGGCTCAATCGCTGTTTTGTAGTGTATGGGTGTAGGATGTTTATAGGTTTCGAAACTACCGCGAGCAAACCACTCATCGGTAATTCCGGCACCCATAGATTCTACAATATTGATAAACTCTCTAATCATTACTGCAATTCTTTCAAAGCCTCTGGCGCACGAGCGGCCATCTGTTCACGTACCTTAGCGGCTTCTTTAGCCTTACGCAATACGTTGGCATCCCCTGTCGGCAATGCTACCAGTACATAAGTACGGAAGCGTCCACCTTCGCCGATGTGTTTAATTTCTTTAACTTCGACACCAGTTAAGTCAACACTCTTGCAACTTGTACGCAAGGCCATTTCGCTAAACTCTGAACTAGTTGTATCAGTGTCTGCACGATAGATCTTAGTGTTCTGGCTAGCAGTACCACCAGCGGCCATACAGATCTTACCATATGCGGCGGCCTTAGCCTTGATATCGGCCATTGACCAATCTGAACTTACAGCAGTACCAGATTCAAAAACTGCACTGTTGCTCAGTGGAGGTTCTTTGAACCATTTAGGTGCTTGATCAATAGCACGTTCAACATAGCGTTCATTACGTTCGCGTTCATTATCAGCACGTTTCTGATAAACATCAGTTGTACCACAAGCCGCAAGTACTGCAACCAAAGGAGCTAACATTAAAAACTTTTTCATTTTATTTTCCTGACATCTTTTCTTTTGTCCATTCTGCGGACGATTGAATATCCTTACCTACACCTGCTACTGTTCCGCAAGCGGCAAGGGCCGTTACTAAAATCAATGCTACTACAGTTTTCATTTTGCCAACTCCACTGATTGTGTTTTAACAGTGTCTACGCCTTTGTCCAGCATACGAGCGATTCCGCCAAAACCAACTGTAAAGAAAATACCGCCTGCGATAAAAACCACAATGTATTTCAACATAGTAAACCTTTCTGTGTGTGTTTGTTGAACATGTTTATATTATACTGCCTTCGTTACCACTTGTCAACCACTACCCAAATGTCGTTCTGATCTTGTTGACAAATAACACCATTATATTCCACCGGAGCCTTGTTTCGAACATACTGCTCTTTGAATATACGACATTTTGAATATTGTTTGTACGGCCAATAGTGATTTAATCTAGTGTTCATACCAACTTCGTTTTCCAAAATTGTATCACCAATTTGGATCTTTTGTTTAACAGATTTACCTTCCTCGCATACCAAGTTAGCCTGTGTTTTGAATTGTCCGCCTAGATTGAGCAACAATTCTCTACGGCTTCGTTCAACGGCATAGCCGCATAGTACGCTTTCGGATTCAGGACCATTAGCACGATAAACAACCATGTGTTCTGTACCGTCTACATCAATTCTGTAAGATACACTACAACTGCCTTTGCCCGCATCGAAAATTTTGGATAGATTAGTTACCGGGCCGACTTTATGAGTATTTTCCAAAATACTAGCCGATTTCAAATTGCAGTTAGCCGACACAATTTGGCTAGCCAAGAGCAATGATAAGAGTAGATATTTTTTCATGACTTGTTGCACCTATAAGCAAACCACCAAATGTTAGATTTGATCATGCCATTCCATGCCCTATCATCTGCTGACAACTTATCAACATCTGAGTCAAAGTTAAACTTGGATTCAATAGCTCTAAGTTCCGCCAGCTGACTATCCGCCAGCTCACAGTTAAGCGGATAGTTAACCAAATACTCATAGGTCAAGTTTGGGGGTGCGGATACAGTTACACTTGCATTTTGATTGCAAGCGCCTAGCAGTAGTGCTGAAAGCAATACAGCATACTTCATGAAATGCTCCTAATAACTGTTACGATATTAGTATTATACAACCATTACTGATACTTGTCATCCAGTTTGACACTCGAAAGTCCCGCGATGGTTTGGAACTTTTCCCAAGCCAATTTGGCTGTGGGATTGGTTTCTAATTCGCTATTTGGCAAGACTGCTTCTAGCCAAATTTCTGGTCTGCGTGTTGGGTGTGCTCCAAATTGGCGAGGCTGATGGAACTTGCCACTTTCCCAAAGTTCGATGCTGACACTACGGAACAAGTCTTCTTGATCATCGCCGTATCCTGCCCATTCCGGATTACTGCCACCGAAGAATCCACGCATCATGTTTGCATCAGTGCCGCCAGCATAGCCGTGCCAAATGCTCCGCCATTGTTCGTCATCGTGCGGATCAAAATTTGTACGAGCAATAATTACTAATACATCTTCGATATCCACTACACCGTCTACAATATCTTTGACACAACGACTATAACTTAGACCAATTTTCATATTATCTTCCCGTAGTAGTGCGACTAACCGTAGGACCTGCACTTTCAAAATCCATACCAGCATTACGACCTTCATAACACCGGCCGTTCCATTTCATACTAATCTTAACTGCCTTGCCAACGATAACGTTCAGGATCTTGTGTTCTTCAAAATCCTGAACGACTGCTTCAGTTAGTTTAGCAGACTTTGCCATTTTGATTTGACAAGTATCACTGTGCCTCAGTATTGTTGCCACTAGCGGCCTCCAATTCTGCTACACGTTTTTGTAGTTGTACAACACCTTCTTCCAGTTTGTCAATATGATCAGCAACTTGCTTCATAAATCCCAAACTGTTATCTGCTGTCAAGCGAATCATATCGCTTACTGATTTAACTTCTTCTGTCATTTAGATCTCCAATAAAATATTAGGGTTCCAGCCAGTGTCTTCGCTGTAACCATCGTTTTCGTAACCACGTGGGTTACATACAACTCGTGTTTCACCGATCATGTAATCAAATGGATGATGAGTATGTCCATGTGTCCACAACACAATCTGTGGGTGATCCAAAATGAACTCACTCAAGTCACTGTGGTAGCCACCATTCATCAAATGATCATTGCCGTACTGTTCGTGACAGCTTTGGAAACTTGGACTGTGATGTCCTACCACAACGCACTTTTTATCCTTGTGTTCCTGCACAATCAGTTTGATGTAGGCAAGAGTCTTATCGTGACGTACAGCAACATCCAATGCACTCATACAAGCATAGCTTCTGTAGTCGTTACGGATGATGCGAAAGTCATTCATCATACCTTCGATAGCATGCATGGTCAGCGGATCGCGCTTGTTCATATCAGTCCAAAGTGTTCCGCCCACAAACACCACATCAGAGACTTCACCGGTTTCTTTATTCCTATCTTGAATGATAACTGTATCTTGTTCCAGCATATGAATGTTAGGATACTTGGCGCACTCGTCACGCATGTAATCGATAGCACCATAGAACTTGCCGTGATAGAATTCGTGATTGCCCATGATGTAGATAACATGTGGGAACTGAAAACTGCAACGCTTCAAAAAGTCTCTGTAGGCCTGCGCTTTACGCTGTCTACGTCCGAGACCTTCTAAGTTAACATTAGAATACATACCATAGTCCATCTCAGGATGGTCGTGGAGATCTTGGGCGACCAAAATGTCACCGCCAAGAATCAAAACGTCATAGTTATTGTCGTTTTGAATGTTGATGTCACTGAACTCTAAATGTAGATCACTGACCAGTTTGATTCTCATTTTTAACCTTCTTCAAAAAAGAATTTACATTCCAAGAATTATTTAATCCCCAAAAATCACAATAGTATCGGTCAACTTCATAGTTATTGCTAGATGACATGAATGTATCCAGATCATGATATTTGTCTACATCCAAAGTATCTTCAATAATCAAGTAGTCGCCTACCTCTAAAAATCTGTCAACTTGTCTGCATAACTCAACTACATTAGCATGGCAATCTTCTATTACAAGGATTGGCTTAGGTAGTTGTTTTAACACAACTAAATTATCATCGACATATTGTTGTATGTTGTTAACATCTAATTGTGTTATTACAATATCAGTATTATAGCACTTAATTGGATGTGTGTCAATGTCATACGTATAAATTGTGCAGTCATTTTTTATTGCACGATTTACGTCAGACATCCATTGAGCACTGCCTCCATCAAACGATCCAAACTCAACGATAGTTTTTGGTTTTAAATCCTGTATCAATTGTTGATAAATGGACAAGGTCATGGGATCCTTCATTAGGGTAAGACCTTGCCATTTGAATCGTGTCCATTTAGTTTCTTTTATCGTCTGAGAATAATCGGGCAAAAATTCTTTTATAGCACTAACTATAGAATTAAATGTCTTCACTTTTCTTAAAAGGCCATTGTCCACCTTCGGCTACCCACTGCTGGGCTTCTTCTTTAGTATACTCGCCTTTATTGACTTTATCAATAAAATCACGCAACATTTGATTAACAAAGTCGTTAAATGTCATGTTCTTTTCGTGCGCTTGTTTAAAAGCAAACATAAGAATTTCGTCCGGCAAGTTGATTGGAATTGATACATCTGTACTGTAGTCTTCACCTGAACGAATAGCCAGCGCCTTTTGAATAAAGTCATCGACAACTTCTAAGTCTACATAATTGACATCGTCCCATGCTTCATTCAAATCGACATTGCGAGCTAGTGCTTCTTTACGATGTTTTTCTTGGAACTTTGGGTTTATCATTCTATATGCACGGTCGTTGGTATAATCGCTCATACTGACTTCGTATACCTTTTGACTTTTGGTACTGAACACAATACTAAAACTATACCCACCTTTGCCGTGGACACCATTCCAACTATCCAGGCAATAGGCATTTGGGCCATAGCAACTCCAACCATACTCACTACCTTCGGTAATTTTATAGTCAGTCAATTCCATCCATTCTTTAATTGTAATCATTTAAATTCCTTTGTATCAATTAAAATAACTGTACCAACAACTAACCACAACATGCCATTAGTATAATCCCCAAAAGATATACTAACGATGCCATCTATCACATTTAAACCGCCAACAGTATAACCAATAGTTTTACGGTGACGCCCAAACCAGTTTAAAAAATTATTCATCATTGTCTTCTTCACTTTCATAATCAATGCCGCCATGCTCTTTACAAGCAGTCTTAATCCAGCCACCGCTTGTTCTTGTGCCAGGGTTGCCGCAAGTTTCGCACATTATTCCTGACATGCTTTCTGCCATGCTTACAAGTCCGCTGATGTAGTCATCGCCGCCACTATAGTAAAATCTTAGTGTGCCAAACTTTTCTTTGACCTGTTCTAACACCACTTGCGGAACCACTTCTTCTGTTCGATTCTTCCAATCAATGTGATGTTGGATATTACCCATGAGCTGATTGAGAATTGGGAACCAACCATCTCCACATTCAAATCCCCAGCACATACAAGTTTCAGTCATAGGTGCATTGCGGTTTACCATCATCTTTGGATATACCTTACAGAGGTATTCGTCATGTTCTTGTTTCATTACCAGCTCTCCACGCCTCTTACTTCAACTGAAATCTTTGCAGGGTAGCCGGCAATTTCAGTATCGTAAGTTAAAGTTAAAATACTACCAATGCCAGACTCATCGGTCTGCCCTAGAGTAAAATACTCTGTGCCTACTTCCTCGCAGATTTTTTTAATCTTGTCCAATTCAAACACATTTAAATTAATCATCACTGTGCCGCTTTCACAAAGTTAAGTCTAGTAACATCATTTTGATGTTTCCAATGTTTAGTATGATCCTTAACTTTTGCCTTGACAATTACACAAGCACCTAAGTTAAGGGTTGTCTTGTTAAGCCAAGACGCCATCCTGTTGTTAATTATAGCAGAAATATTGTAGCCTTCATAGTTTTTTGACTTAACTGACTCAAGTATTTCGCAATCTAAATCTTTCAACTGACTGCCAATCGCACCCAAATATCCTTCTTCAACTTGACGTGCAACTTTTTTGATTTTGTTTTGAGCACGATCTCTAACGTACACACTGGGCAAGCAGGCCACATAACCAAACTGGTTTTGCTTCACTGCATCGCCGCTCAATATGGTATTGATGCTGGTCTGGAAATCATTTTCGCCTTCAATAGCGGCAAACAACAATCGTTTAAAATAGTTTTTGATTTCTTCTGCTAGGGCAACATCTTCGGGCAGTACCTTTATGGGCGCAGGCCCACTGGATGGTTCAGCAGTCCAAATAGTAAAATCCAGTGTACACAACATCATCATTTTATTGGCATGTTTGGTGTACATAAATTTTCCGTCTTCGGCGTGAATGTGCTCGGGTTCTTTGATGTACGCACCGTTAATGCGCTGTGCCGCACAGGCCAACTCTAATACCTGTTGTGTGGGAAACTCTTTCATAACGCT